CTGGATCAGTTATTTCATACATCCACACTTCAACACCTGTGATGGGTGCACCGCTTGCTGGAAATACACTTTCAACCAATAGGTGTGGTGTTTGGCTTGCACTGATAATGGTAATCTGTGGTGTAGTCATAGCACCAATATCACCAATTGAGAATATACCATCTTCTGTGGTAAGTGTAAAGCGACTCAAGTCGTGAGTGTAAATGTCTGCACTGTATTCTTGTGCTGTAATCTTGTAGTCAATGCCACCAAAGTCTGTGTCCAGTTCTTCAATAGTGATAACTCTAAACAGTTTAGCAGCCCATCCATACGCAGTGTTAGTGATGTCAATAATGTCACCTGCTTGCACTGCCTTCATGGTGTAGTTGGTGTTGAAACTCACCACTAGGTCCAGTCTACTCTGTTCCAGTTCTGTAAGTCCAATACTCAATGCTTGTATTTGATCATTGACAATAGGATAGTTTAGTTTCAACACGTTTTCACGTTCATTGGCTTTGAGTCTAGCAGGATCGATATCTGCTCGCACAAAGTTATTACCGTCATGAATGTCTCTGTCTGGGTATTGAACTTCTACAGCGTTGTAAAGACTGTTAAGTGGTGTGCTGGCTGCAATAATGCTGCCCACTATGTTGTTGTCACCAAAACTGTGTTCGCTGGCTTGATCTCGCTTGATCACCACACTCCATTTGCCAGTTGTGATATCGTATGTAGCCCAACAGTTTGCAGCGTTGGCTAGCTTCTCAATGTTTTCCCACACTGGTCTGCCAGTATCAACTACTCCGTTTATATCATATCTTCTAATTTCACTAATTGCTGTCATGTGTTATCCTGTATAAAATTTAATATAAACACGCCCAGGTTGGCCTAATGTTCTTGGTAAAACTAAATTTCCGCTGTTATCGTTGCTGCGTCCTTGCCCACCACTGCCTAATGTTGTTAACAAAGGAACAGTTTGACCTCCGCCTGGACCAGGTGCACTGTATTGTATAGGTGTTCCTGTAATATCGAATGTTAAACTGGTATTCCCGCCACCTCTGTTACTTTGAGCACCTGGGTTGCTGTTTTCTCCTGGAAAGTTGACAGTTATAGCAGCACCTAAGCCAACAATATATCCATCTATGTATGGAAACAACACAGTTCCTCCGGTATACCCACCGCTGGCAGCACCACCGCCATTTCCTCCAGCATAACCATCATTGCCGAAATCACCGCCTGGACCACCACCGTATACACTAATCAAATCACTCCATGAGCTATTGATGTTTTCTTGTAAAAATCTATCTGTTCGAGTTCGAGATGGGTTGCTATTAATTGTTGTGCTATTTGTAAACGTTCTGTAAGTGTTTTGTGTTCTATTTTGGAATATATTGTTGTTGGCATAATACACTAATCCGCCAGCGCCGCCACCGCCGCCACCTCCAGCAACACCACTATTAATGTCGCCTCCGTCGCCACCATCAGCAATGATTAATATGTCGCATTTGTAAAAATAACGATGTCGGTCATCGGTGACTATTTGGTCACTGATTGCACTGTCAATAAACAAGTCCGGTAATGCTGTTCCGCCAACACGAGAAACATTAAAATTACCACTGTCAATTATACCATCGCTGTCTCGTAAAAGATTATATGCCATAGACACTGTGTTGATATTGCCGCCTTCGGGAATATATTGAATAGTGTTGCTGCTTAAAATTGCATCAAATTCTGCACGATTTCCGCTTACACTTAATTGGCTGCTGTATGGCGGAAGATCATCGACAAATCTTAAATATCCACTAGGAGCAATTAAATTCAATGTGTAATTGGTGCCATTGTTGTCTATTAGACTAAGAAAATTATCTGGAAAAAGATTGCTAATAGTATTCTGTGCATAAGTTCGGCTAACTGTAATGTTGTTTAATTCAGGAACATTTGTAACCACAGCGTTAAAAGTCTGTGTGTGACTGTTTCCTGGCCAACTAACTGTTATAGTATAACTAAAATCTACTTCTTGGTCTTTCATGTAAACAAAAGTATTTTCAATAAGATACCTAAAATCACTGTTGGTTTGAATAAACCCTGCATCATACAAGCCTGGCGCTGGTTCATTAAATTGTATATTGTTTTTTGCTGCAGGCCAATTTATCTGAGGATCGGTTGCATTTGTAAAATCAACTCTCAGTGTTAGATGATCTGCTGTATCGTTGTCAAGTGCAACTAATCCTTCAAAGCTACCACCAAAAATCAGATTATGGTTAGTATCTTCTGTAATAAAAACAGTAGTGGTTGGCAAACCATCATTAACAAATGTGCCAAAATCGGCTGGTCTATCATCCTCAAAAATTAATTTATCAGTACTATAGCCATTGAGTTCTTCTAAACTGTTCATTGTGCAAATATCTCCTCAGCTGGTATGCCTGCTCCGTAACGAGTGTTGGTCATGTAATCAAACAAACAATCACCAGGTTGATGCATAGTGTTTTGCAAGTGTGCTGTAATTGGTGGCAAGCCTGTGATGTTTTTTGTTGGAGAATATGTTACCTTGACCAACAAGAATGCCAATGAGTCCATGCTGTCTGTGCTGCTCCAACTGGGGAATCTATCATATGCAGGAAGCAATGCACCTATGGGAAAGTCTTCAACATTGGTTTGGTTGGCACTGCCGTTTTGGTAGCAGTATATCTCAACCAATCCAGCTGTGCTGCCATCCTGTTTGCTGTTTTCATCTACTGTGTAAGCTACAGTAAAACCATCACTGTCAAACACCACACGTTGGTTGTTCCAATAGATGTCTCTAAAGTTTATGTGACTTGCTACACCCTCAATGGTATTGCCAGTTCTTTCACACAATGTTAAACAATACCACATTGTAGTATTGTTGTCAGTCATTTCTACATCTGTTAATTTGCCCTGTGTGAATGCTTCGCCATAAACAACTGGTATACGATTGTTTGGGTCTGCAGTGGCTTGTAGTCTTACACCTACATCTGGTTCTGGAGTTTGTATTGGTGATACTATAGTGCCAGCTCCTGTGGTTGGACTGCTCACCTGTTGCTGTGCACTTTGATTGGCTTTGCGTGTCATTATGCCACCAACAACACTGCCCAGTATATTGCCTGCTAGGTTGCCGGGTTTACCAGTTTGTCCTAATACACCACCAATGACACCACCTAAACTGCCACCTGTAAACTTTTTAATTGCGCTGCCTATACTACTAAAAAAACTCATGAGTTGGTTCCAAATCTTGGTGCAGGGTTGGGTGACCCAAAGTTAAAGTTGCTGTTACGCAACTTTGCTACCCGCTTGAATGCTGTGTCATTGGGAAAGAACTTTTGTTCACTTCGCAAATTGGTTTTACGTCCTGCTACATGACTTCTCAACATGCCCAATTGGCTTACACAATTGAATACAATTTCAAATGTGCTAAACTCTGCATCGTATGATTCATTGAAGCCTACATTCTCAACTATGCCTGTGAACTTTCGTATTGGAGTGTCAATTAAATCTCTTGTGTTTGGATCAATAAATCCTCTGTACACTATTACAGCACAGCCTTTAACGTCATCACTGAAAGCACCAGCCAAGTTCGCTGCAGGCAATCCTGAAATGTTGATGTTCATAGCATAATTGCTGGCTCTGATACTGCTGACTGTAGTGGTAATACCCATTAAACTGCTGAGATTGTTGTAAGTGTTGCCCAATACTGTTCTTGGAAAGTCTGCATCAGTTAGTAGCAGTGGATCGCCCTCTATGTCAATCTTTACATACAGTTCAGTGCCTACACTTTGTGGATAACTGCTTAAATCTGTCATCTTGGCACCTCATAGAACACAAAATTACCATCCCAGTTAACCAAGTTGTAATCAAATATATTCCAATTTGGCATGCTTACACAAATGATATCCCAGTCTACACTGCTTCCTGTGGTTATGCTGTTGGTGCCAGTGGTTTCCAGTATGGCTCTGTTGAGTGTTGCACTGGTGTTGGGATGAATCAAATCTTCTACTACTGTATAAGTGTTGCCTGACCCTATTTTGATTAAATCACCTGCAGCAACTACAGTTTGCCCTGAAGTTGGAGTGGGTGTATTGGTTAGTGTTATAGTGCTCTCATATTGTGTGTGCGAACCACTTAAACTCACTGTGGTTAAATCACCCTTGTAACCTGAAATGTAATCCTGTGGTATGCTTACAGTGTCTGTGGTATAACGACCCAATTGCTCATACAGTGCGATGTATTTTCTTGCCAACGAATACTTATAGCCTGTGGGCATACCAACAGTGAATCTATAAGTGTATCCACTTCTTACCACAGCATTTACACGATTGTTTCGTGTTATAGTTTGAGCCACTGTGGGCTGTTTGTCGATTGTTAAACTACCTGCGTTATCAAAAATCCATTGAAATGACATTATGAAAAACTCCTACTGCCTCTTTGGGCTACGCTGTATATAAATTCTGGATCAGCAGCAACCAGTGCTTGGAAACTGGGTGCATCCACTGCGTTGATTGTTACATTCATTGCACCACCACCGCTAACACCAGGTCTAACACTAGCAGGACCCATGACCATTTCAGGACCACGTTCTCCAACAATACCGTAATTGCCAGCTGGGATATAACCACCATTGGCAAAGAAACCTGAGAATATGTTTTTGATACCTGTGGGAATGATGTTGCTCAATATATCACCAAAGATGCTGCCACCGCTACTACCGGTGTTTACAACACTGCTGCTGCCTCTGCCCATTTGATTGCCAATGTTGCTGGCTATGTTGCCAAACTGTCCCAGCATACCGCCCAACTGTGCAGTAGTGTCTGCATTGGTAACATCAGCAACAAAGATTGGTGAGTTTGGTGCAGCACCTCTGCTGCTGGTGCCAGCATCAATACCCAAACTGCTCATTAGTCCACTTAGTGGTCCACTACTGCCAATTTTACCAATGATGTTTCTTATGTTGGTTCTCAACAGTGTTTCGCCAACATCTGAGAACATGTCTTTCAAACTGAACTTGCCAGTTTTGGCAAACTTAACAATAGCATCTTCAATGCCTCTAGTGGTTTTGTTGAATATGTTTGCTGCAGTGTTGGCTGCGTTGCTGGCGTTCTCGCTATACTCACGGAATGCTTGACTCCAACCAAAAGAGAAAGTTCTTTGATGTTCATAACTTTGTGTTGCAAGATCGGCTTGTGAACTTATTGCTGATTCTGCTGCAGCTTTTAGTTGATTGATTTGTTCTGTTATTTGTGCAGCATTTTCTGGTGTCATTGCAGCTTGTAGTTTTTCGATTTGTTTAAGAACACGTGTTCTAATGTCACGTTCAATTTCTTTGATGTCTCGCTGCAGTGGAGTCATGTTTAGACTCTCAAATTCAAAACGCATATCCTCTGTTGATTGTTTTAGATCACCAATCAAATCTTTTGTGGTTTTACTGAGATTGGCCATTTCTCTGTTGAGTTTAGTACTGCTCTTGGCTGTGCCGTCCATCTCCTCGCGGATCTGTGCTAGACGTGCTTGTGTTGCATCCAGTGCTGCAGTGTATTCTGGTGTAAGTGCAACTTCTTGCCCTTTGAGATCCAGCAGTCGTTGCAGTGTGGCTTGAACATTTTCATATTCTGTTGTTAACTTTTGCTGTGCTGGAATGTTCTTTTCATATGCTGCAGTAATTTTATCAAGTTCACTGCCCATGTCAGTGAGTGGCTTGAGCATTTCACTGCGAACACGTTGTGCTTCTTGATCTGCTTTTAGTTGTTCTTGTGCTGCTTCAAACTCAGCTTTGCGGCTGGCAGTTAGATCTTCAATGGCAGCAATTTGTTTGTTTATTTCTTCACGTTCTGTTGCACCAAGTACACCAAACAAGTTCATAACACCAAGTGTATCAGTGTATTGAGCT